GCTCAATCCGCCAATCATGTGAATGAGTCCAAAGCCATAAAATCCTAGTCCTGGCAGAAATTTGAAGTGGACGAAATATTGGATCTTATTTTTCTTTAGATCATTGGGCGCATAGTTTCTCCGTATGGAGAGTACTACTCGGCTGCCTTCTTCTACAGTTACGATGTAGGGCAATTTTATTCCTGTTGGTTGTCCATCGGCACCAACTTCTTCGAAACCTTCTAAGTCTAAATTTACATGGCACTCTAACAAAGTGTAGACTGGTTCGTTCTTACCAGATTTTTTTGTGCCATCTAACTCACGTTCTTTTTTCTCTAAGTCGTTTCTTTCAACATTACCTGGTGGTCCAAGTTCTACATCTCTGTAGAAACCAGATACTTGTTGTTTTCTTAATTCGTTTTCAGATATTTTTATTGTATGTATTACCGCTTCTGCATCATCAATGCTTGTTGCAGTATATGGAACAATTAATTCATCTGCAGGTACAAACTTTGATACTGCTCTTCCAAGTGGCACATCGTAGTAAACTTTTTTAAATGTAGATCCTGCAAGTGGTAAATGAAATAACATAGAATCAAACTCTGCTTCGTACTCTTGCATTTGATCCATAATTAAATAATTCATAAAATCTTTTACACGGCTAGCTTGTTGTTCTGTTTGTGGATTCTTGACACCAATAACTTGTGTTCTGACTGGTCCGTCTGCTGGTAATAATTCTTTGTATGCTTGTGCTTGAAACTGTGTAACAGCTTCAGCAAGAACAGGGTGCGTTGCACCAGACGCTCCTTGGAAAGGTTCTGTTCTGTTTTCGTATTTAAATCCTAGTAAGTCAAGCCCCTCTGTGTATCCTCTCTCCCAATCTTTTCTAGAAGATTTATAATCCATATAGTTTTGAACCATCTCATTTCCAACTGGTTCTAAAACATCGTCTGGTAAAATATCTGCTAGGTTATCAAAGTGTGATTCTGTTCCCGGTATATTTATAGCTCCCGGTTCAAAGTCCAAAGTCGCACCACCATCTTCTTCAGGTATTACCTCTACAGGTGGTTTATCTATTAAATCTTCCTCAACACTAACTTCTTTGATTTCCTCTTCTGTAGGAATGTCAATTTTAGTTCGAGTGTTAGGGAGTGTTTTATCTATATCTGCCATTTATACTCCTATATTCTCTTAACACGTTTCATTAGACCTTGCAACCCTTGTGAGTTAGGGCCAGATGGTGGTGGGGGTCCTGATGATACACCAGCTAGTTTAGCTATACCACCACCTGCTAATTCTAATTGATAATCTTGCCCAATACCACCAATATCAAGAACTCTATTTTTCAAGTTACCAAAAAAATTAGCTCTATTTGCAGCCACATCAGATTCTCTTTGAGCTCTTTCTTGTTGAACTCTCTGTATTCCTGCATCCATTTTTTGTTGTGCTTCTGGTAAAGTCATATTTGTTTGTGGTGTTGGACCTTCAATAAAACCAAAACCCATAGGCATATCTAAATTTAAATCTTTTAGTACATCTTGTTTAACAACACTTCTAGCCATTCTTTCTTCAGGATTAAGAGATAAAATATCTTTTGTTCCACCAATTAAATTAGTTCCAATAATTCCTTGTTCTAAGGACTCAAGTAATGGTTTACCTTGTTCAAGTGCTTTGTAAGTGTCATATAAAACCAAGGGTGCAATAGCTAAACCAGCAGCTTTACCTGCTGCTTTAAAATAACTTTTTTTAGCAAGGTCGCCAGGTATTGATCTTGCTACATCCATTATTTCTTGTATGACTGGTATTTTTACGTTTAGTTGTGTGCTGCCTAAAAACTTTTTTAAGTTTGGATTTTTAATAAATTCTTGAACGGTCTGTGCGCCTTTTGGCATTTGAACCGTATATCCTAACCTTTGTGAGGCAGCTTTTATATCCAACCCTTGATCGGATAATTGTTTTAATCTAGTAGGTGAATAAAATTTTTCAACTTCATTAAGAGCTCTTATTCTAGGTAATTCAACTCCATACTCTCTTTCAAATATTCCAGCTAATCTATTTATTCTTTTAGATTCTTTTGCAAAAACATTTGGATTATTTATTATGTTTTGTCTAGCTTGTGAAAAAGCTGATTGAAAAGATGCCATTTGTTTTTGGTTTAAATTACTATCTAATACATCTACAAACTGTGAAAACTCACCTACACCTGTTCTAGCAGTTCCTGTTACACCGGCTATCTCATTAATATCAAAACCTTTAATTTTATTTTTCTTTAAAATATAAGATGCTTTCTTTTTTAAAGATTCAAAAGTTCCTTTTTCATTTCCAAGTTGTTGATCAATTAATTCTAAAGAAGCCCTATATAATTTAGATCTGTAAGGATTACCAAATTGAAACTTGTTCATAGCTTCAAAAAGTTTGTCAGATGCTTTTACACTTTTTTTTATTTTTTTAAAATCATCTCTACCAAAATCATTACCACCATATATTTGACTTATTCTAAGTGTTGCTGTAGCTGCTTCACCAGGAAGTAAATTTAATCTATTTAATATTTCATCAGGAACTATTTGTCCTTTTTTTAAAAAATTAGAGGCCTGTTTATCGTTTAATAAAGTATTAATATTTTTAATTGTTTTTGATTTTATTTTTTTAGCGGCTTGACTTTGAAAGTCTTTATCAAATAAATTTCTAAGACCTCCCTCATAAAATTCTTCCATACTTATATTAAATTTTTTTCTCATATCTTTTATAGATACGCCCGGTTGATTTCCAAATTCAATAAATTCTTTTTTTAATTTAGGATCGTTTAAAATTTTTCTGGCTTTTTTAAATCCAGATGTTTCTTCTTTACGTTGAGCTATAGCTTTTTTTGCAGTTTCTAAATCTTTAAAATATGCTGTTTTTCCATTATCAAAACCAACAATACGAGCTTTACCTTTGTTACGTCCTTGCTTAACTAATCCTGCTTCAAAAAACCCAATTCGTCCACCTTGAGCCATACGTGGCCTAGTCAGGTAATCCATCATATCCTTAAATTCTTTCGGACCCATTACTCTCCTAACATCATTGCAACGCCACCAGACGCTAGTTTACCTCTTGCAATTTCTTCTAAAGTTCTTTGATCAAGATTACCGCCACCTTGACCTACCTCTTCCATAATTTCTTTAACACTATCTGACTCGATACCATCTTCAACATTTTTCATCTTACCATCTGGATCTGGTCTAACTGTAAGTTCTTCATATTCATCTGGTGGTGTTTTGCCTTTTGTCATTTCATCTGCTTGACCTTTTCTAAGTGTCATGACTTCTTCTTCATAATTAAATTCAGGATCTCCTTTTCGTTTTACGATTGTCATATCACCTGTTACAAGATCTTCTTCTAGTGTGTAATTTTTATAATTAACCTCAACCATTCTTTCTTGTCGAGCCACGCTTGATTCTTTACCTAGTATTTTAATTTTTGCTGCTAGGTCAAAAAAATACGACGGAGCTTTTGTTACAGTTTCTCTTGCAGCTTCTACTGCAGGTGCTGCAAGTTTTGCTCCTTTAAAATATTTACCAATAAAAGGTAATGATGCTATACCACCCATAATTTTCATAAACTGTCTTCTAGACATTCCACCTTTGTCAAATCTTTTTCTAAACTCAAATCCCATACCTTTTCCTTGTTTACCAGAACCCATACCAATATTTAATTCACCACCCAACAAATCTAATCCTCCAGTCAATTGTCTACTACCGGAACTATCAAAACCAAATCTTAGTCTACCTTTTTCAGTTAATGGAATCTCAGCCATATCAAGTGGTCCAATTGATCTTTTAATAATTTCTTTGATAGCTTCTTTAACGTCAGATGTTTCAAACTCTTTGTCCATAGCTCTTTCTTCAGGATTAAGAACTATACTTGGTGCTCCACCATTATCAAACCCTGCACGTCCACCATCTGCTTTTTTATCTGGATCTTTAAATGGTATGACATTTTTATTTTTCAAAGCTTCTTCTGCTTCTTTTCTTCTTTGTTCAATAGTCTTAGGTCCTTTTTTAGTTTCTTCTACTAAATCAAA